TTTTTAATGCCTCATAATATGTAGGCATTATTCTCCCGTTAAAAATATCAGCCAGACGATTATAAGGAAGATGAACTCTATCATAACCTTCAAAGTTCTCACCACTATATAAGCATGGCAGTATTTCCTTTACAGTTGCCTGATCAAGATACTTACTGAGATTAAATACATACCTTGAGAAAGTGTTGCCTTTCCTACATTTAATAATCAACCTGCCAAACAGCGGTGCAAATCTTTCAAGTACATTTACAGTTGCCCAGCCTTCAATAGGTACTTCCATAATTTCTGCAACAGAAATCAAAAGCCATTCAGCATCAGTTATTCTCGCAAAACTGAAAGCCCATTGCCCTGGATAAAAATTTCGTTGTTTTCCATACCAGCTCCAATATGAACAGTCTGAACATATACCTTTCATTTTTTCATCATCACTATGCTTAAGCCATCTGTCAAGAAATGGTTGTCCACCATTTCCTGCCTGCATATTGAATTCAATTTTACTATTTTCTATTTCTTCTTTTGAAAGGTTTAAAATATCATTTAATAATAGTTCCATTATTCCCTCCTATTAACATTGTTAAATCTTTTTTAAAAATAATAATTACTCATTATCAAATTCATTCTCAGCCAGTTCAATATACTCCTTTAATTTCTTTTGCAATAATTTTTTGTCAATCAATTTTAAGTTATATTCAGCGACCATTGTTGGTGAAAGACTTCTGCTAAGAGCAAATTCAACAACTTCATCATCTTTGCTTGCACATAAAATAATACCTACACTTGGATTTTCATTTTCCTTTTTAATCTCTCTGTCCAACGCTTCAAGATATAGATTGATTTGTCCCACATATTCCGGCTTAAATTCCCCAATTTTCAATTCAAAAGCTACTAAACAGGATAATCCTCTGTGATAAAACAGCAAATCAATAAAGAAATCATGATTGCCCACCTGAACACGATATTCTTCTCCGACAAAAGTAAAATCCTTTCCAATTTCAAGAATAAAATCTTTCAGATTACGAATGATGGATTTCTGTAAATCATGTTCAGACATCGGATCAGGAACATCAAGGAAGTCAAGAACATAGTTATCAAGAAAAATATTTCCCGTTGCTTTTTTAGCTGTTTCAAGTGCTGGTGACTGTGGATTTTGCGAAAGCATATATCTTTCATAATAACCACTATCTATCTGTCTTTCCAGTTCTCTCTTTGATAATCGCTCTTTGATACACATATTCATATAAAAAATACGTTCATCCATGGTCTTGCAGGCTGACATTATCTTCAAATGATTGGACCAACTCAATTGTGTCACCAGTGGTGACACTTTCTCTTCGCCCTGATAAAGTTCGTAAAACTGTTTCATTCTGTATAATCCACGTCTGTTGAATCCTTTCAGTTCAGGATAATTTTCAGAAAAGAAATCCGCCAGCTTTTGTACAAAAGCATCTCCATAGGAACTATTTTTTGATTGCTTGCTGATATATTCACCAATATCACGATACATCGTAATCAATTCCTCATTTATTTTTCTGTATGCACGTTCTTTCGCCGATTCAATGATATTGACAACTTTCTGAAATTGCTCATTATATGACTGAATATCCATGTTCAATCCTCCGTTCGCTTTACATAAACCAGTTCAATATCATACCCAAGAACTTCCAACATATGTACAAATGTCTTATTTATCACACCATCTGTTTTCTTAATAATACGATTCACATATTGACTGGTCGTTGATATTTCTTCAGCTATCTGTGCTTGAGTTTTTCCTTTTTCGATGCATTTTACTTTTACATCTACCTCAATATTGTTTTTAACCATCATTTCTCTCCTCTGTATTAACACAAATCGGATAATTTATTATACCATAGATTTTCACAGATTTCAAGACATTTCAAATAAACTTTTCAACAAAAAAGCACCTCACATTTCTGCAAGGTGCTTAAACTACATAACTATATCAACACTTGTACCTGATTTGAATTTTATCGTGAACCTGTCATCGTATACTGTTATTTTTTCTATCATTCTTCGAACTAAAGAATCGTCATACTCCTGAATTTGCTCTGTTTGTTCTTTCAAATATTGCTTCATTTCATAAATTCTCTGTTTTCGACTTTCACATTCAGCATTTTTTGCAAGAGCAACTTGTTTCATTTCACGCAAACGTTCTATTTCATCGGCAACATCATCATAATTTTGCTTGGCATTTGCCCTTTTCAGAAGTTCTTTCTGAGTTTCTTCAAGTCGGACATTGATGCTTTCCAAGGAATTTTTATCCTCCATAATAATTACACTTTCTATATTTTCCTGTAAAACATCAAACATTTCACTTCTGTCACCAATTATCTGATTGATTGCTTTTACTATCACATTTTGCAGTTCCTCTTCTTTTACCGTTTTTGCATCACAGCAATCAGGGCCATGTTCCACCCGACTTACGCAACGCCATACAACAGAATGTTTTCCACGGTTATTCCATGCAATTCTTCTATAAATATCTCCGCATTTTGAACAATAAACAATGCTGGAAAGAGCATATTTTCCGCTGTAAACTCTTTTCTTCATTTTCTCACCGCTGTGCATATTTGCTCGTCTCAGCATTTCTTCCTGAACCTGCATATAGAGATTTCTAGGAATAATCGGCTCGTGATCATTCTCAACATAGTATTTAGGAACGATGCCATTATTCTGAATACGCTTTTTTGTAAGTACATCAATTGTATAAGTCTTCTGCAAAAGTGCATCACCAATATATTTTTCGTTTTTAAGAATCTTCTTTATCGTTTCCGGACGCCATGTTGTTTTGCCTGCACCGGTAAGAATACCGTCTGCCTCCAGACTTTCTCCGATTTGTTTTAGACTCGCACCTTGCAGATATTCCAGATAGATACGTTTAATGACTTCTGCTTCAGATGGAACAATAATCAAATGCCCGTTTTCATCTTTGGTGTATCCCATAAAACGATTATGATTGACCTGCACTTCACCGTTCTGATAACGAAACTGCAATCCCAGTTTTACATTCTTACTCAATGATTCGGATTCCTGCTGTGCCAGACTTGCCATAATAGTTAAAAGAACCTCTCCCTTTGAATCCATGGTATTGATATTTTCCTTTTCAAAAAACACAGGAATATTCTTCTCTTTCAGCAGGCGTATGTATTTCAGGCAATCCAGAGTATTTCTTGCAAATCGGCTGATGGATTTTGTAATAATCATATCAATATGACCTGCCATACATTCTTCGATCATTCGGTTAAATTCTTCACGCTTTTTGGTGTTCGTGCCTGAAATGCCGTCATCGGCAAAAATCCCTGCAAACTCCCATTCAGGATTTCTTTGTATATAGCTCGTGTAATGTTCCATTTGTGTTTCATAACTGGTTGCCTGCTCATCGCTGTCTGTACTGACACGACAATATGCTGCAACTCTCAGCTTTGGCTTTTCTTCTTTGCTTACTGTATTCCCTACCCGTTTTCGTGCAGGAATGACTGTTATACTTTTATTCATTTTCGGACATCTCACTTTCTATCAGACTGTAAATATATTCTGCCTGTTCAAAAGGGTCAGAATATTTTATTGTCGCAGGTTTCAAATAAAACCGTACAGGTACTTTAAGTTTCTGAACTTGTTTAGGTTCTTTTATTCTGCCTAACGCATTTGCTCTTTCCATTCTGATCTCTTCTGCCTTATCGAAAATTTTCTCTGTAATAATTGCAGGATAGTGGTCATCTCCAAGATAATGCCTGTTTCTCAGCATTCTCCCTGCACTGCCATGAAAAATATTCAATCCTGCATTTTCAGATGCAGCTTTCAAAGCCTGTCCGGAAATATAGCATTCAAAGAACCTTCTGACTTTTTCCGCCTGCTCCTCATCAATAATCACTTTCCCATCGATCATCATATATCCATACAGCATTATTGTTCCCTCAGCCTTTCTTTCAGATTTAAACCGCATTTTAAAGAAAATATGACTTCAGTTCTTGAAACCACTGTTATATGGTCAACGTGAGCAATAAACAATTCATCATCATATTCCGTAAGAAATTCTCTGCCTGATATGCATTTAATGAGTTCCTGCAAAGTTTCCACTTTGGTTCTGTCACCACTGACCGAATATATCACCTTATTCTTTTCTTCCCGTAAGCGTTGTTCTTCCAGAATCAAAGCATTATTTTCTTTGTTAAAAAGTGCAGATTCAAGCAATCCGCCTGACATCAGACTCATCAACACCTGCCTTTTCTCAATGTTCTTCTCCAGTTTCATTTCATATCCCTGTATTTGCAGTAAATATCCTTTATCATGATACCCCTGCAAGTTGCGAAGCAGAGGAATCAGCATTTTCCTACAGGCAAATATAAGCTTATTCATCATCGTAAGAAAGGCTGTTTTCAAAGCATCATCTATAACGTATTTCATAGAGCAGACATTTTTATTTTCAATATGATTTTTGCAACTCCATGCTGCATAATTTCCGCTCGGCTTATAGTGAATCCTGCGTTTCAATACACCGCCACATTCACCGCATCGTATTTTTCCTGAAAAACCATACCTGTTCTGATAACGCTGTGTGTTTTCTCCATTGCCTTTTTCCCTGCCACGCTGATTCATTACTTCATTAGCTTTTTCATAGATCTCGTGACTTATGATTGCCTCATGATGTCCCTGAAACAGATAGCGGTCACACTCGCCATGATTGATGTGTCTGTTAAACCTGCTGTCCGTATATGTTTTCTGAAAAATGGCATCTCCTGTATATTTTTCATTGTGAAGAATTGAAACAATCGTTCCGGAAGTCCATTTTCCACCTCTTTTGCTTACTGCCCCCTGCTCATTCAGTTCTTTTGCAATCGTGTGACTGCTTTTGCCTGAAAGCGTATCTGCAAATATTTTCCTTACGATCTCTGCCTGCTCCGGTATAATAATCATCTCACCATTTTCATTTTTGTATCCATACGGCGGACATCCAATGATATATGTTCCGTTCTGAAAACGTTTCTGTACAGACCACTTGTTATTCTCAGAAATGGAAACAGATTCATTTTCAGCAAGACCACTTAAAACGGAAAGCATCAGTTCACTTTCCATCTGACCTGTATTCAGATTTTCTTTCTCAAAGAAAACCATAACGTTCAGATCAATCAGCTTTCTTACCAACTCCAGACAATCAGTAGTATTTCTGCTGAAACGGCTGATAGATTTTGTGATGATCATATCTATCAAACCTTTTTCACAGTCTGCTATCAGTTTCAGCAGACCATCACGATGTTCTTTCTTAGTCCCTGATACTCCCTCATCATAGTAAAGTCCTGCATATTCCCAGCTATCATTTACTTTGATGTATTCTTCATAATGAGCTTTCTGTGCATCAAGGCTGATAAGCTGTTCTTCACTTGCAGTGGATACACGGCAATATGCTGCAACACGGATTTTTCTGACTTCAAGTTTCTTTTCCTCGATTTTTGTTATTCGTTTCATCAACTCAACCTCACTTTCGGCATAAACATATTCCCATAAAACTGAGCAAATAGCAAGTCATTCAGGGCATTATATCTGCCAGATAGGGCGAGAAAATTTCTCGGTTTTTCATCGTAATTTTGTTGAATTCATCCGCAGAAACAAGTCCTTTTTCAAGCATTGATTTCAGTATTTTCTGTGCCATATGATAACAGCAGTCCTGTTTTAACTGCTCATCTGTGATATTGGTTTCATTTACAACAGAAAGAGATTCCATGTCTGTTATTGAAGTAATGGTCTTATTATCCATAAAAAAACACCTCCTACAATGTAGCCATTGCAGAAGGTGAAATTGGACATATTTAATCTTTTTTATAAAAATCGCATTCGTATCCATCGGCACGAAGTAATAAACCATTGACCCATGGTGGTGTTCTGCTCATCTGTTCACAGACAGCGGAAAGCGACATTCTCTTATCACACTCAATAATTAGTTCATCGTGAATATGTGAACATATAAAACAATGTGAAAGTGTCTGCATTGCGTACATCAGAATATCCCTGCTGATTCCCTGAACAAGATTTTCCACAAATTTGGGCCCATAGCTTTCAATTCGCTCCCATTTTTTTGTAGCACCAACGCCCTCATAGGTTACAGATTCTCCTCCAAACTGATTAAAACATATTCTCGGCTTAACATAAGTAAGGTTTCTACCACTTGGCAAACCAATGAATAACATACCGCTCTTATAATAAAATTTCAGCAGCCCAACTTTTGATGGAATATGTTCCTTAACAGCTTGTTTCACAGCATAATCAACGTCCCACCAGAACTTCACTATATTCGGATTTGCATTCCGCCACATATCAACAAGCGGTTTCAATTCATCTTCAGTAAGCCCCATATCCAATGCACCCATTGATCTCAATGCTCCGACAGAGCCACCATAACCGAGAGCAAGTTCCGCAATTTTTCCTTTCTGTCTTAAATGCCCGTTAACACCGTGTTTTTCAACCGGAACTCCGAACATCTGACTTGCCGATGCACAATATATATCACCGCCATTTGCAAAAACTTCTGTACGCCACTGTTCACCGGATAAGTATGATAACACTCTTGCTTCAATTGCTGAGAAATCAGCAACAATAAATTTCATACCTTTTCTTGGTACAAATGCTGTGCGTATCAGCTGTGATAGCGTATCCGGTATATCATCATAAAGCAGCTGAACCGCCTCATAATTGCCTTGCTGGACAAGTCCACGAACCTCTGCCAGATCAGTAATTTTATTTTGCGGAAGATTTTGCAGCTGCACCAACCTGCCGGACCACCTGCCTGAACGATTTGCACCATAAAAAACAAACATTCCCCGCACTCTGTTATCTTTACAAACCGCATTCTTTATCGCCTGATATTTTCTGACAGATGACTTTGCAAGCTGTTGCCGAAGAGAAAGAACTATTTTTAATGGCTCAGATGCTGTTTTCAGTACAGCGGACACTTCCTTTTTCCCAAGGCTGTCCATTTCCAGTCCATGTTCAAAAAGCCAGTTTCTCATCTGCTGTACGGAATTCGGATTATCAAGACCTGTCAGTTCTTTCATTTTTTCTGAAAGTGATGATTTTGACCGTTCATCAAATAAAATGGCATTTCCAACGACATCCATATCTACAGTGATTCCCCTGTCGTTGATTTCCTGATCCAACCAGTATTCATTCCATATGACATCAAGGACAGGAAAATTTGCAAGCTTTTTTTGAATAGCGATCTCCACTTCAACATCACGCTTATTATATCTTTTGAATGCTCTCCACTTATTATCATCATGCTCAGGAAGATTCCTTGTTCTTTCGCCGTTTGATTTTGTCGGTTTACACGGCATACAGAAATAACGAATAAGCTCCTTCCCCTCCGAGAGTTTCTGCTCTTCCAGCCCAAGTATTGAACCGACTCCTGCAAGAGATAACGGCAACCCCATATATGCTGACCATACCATAGAACATTTCCATCCTTTCGGATTCAAATAGTCACCGACTGTATCTTCATTTACACTATAACTGATGAAATCCATTTCATAATACCTGCGAAGATATTCAGAAAGACAGATTCTCTCAAAATTAGCATTGTATGCCCACTTGATGATATTTTCATCTGAAAGGGCCTTTATGATGTCATTCGGTATCCGCTCTCCTTGTGCCAGATCAATAACACGAACATCTCCATCATCTATCGAATATCCAAAAAGCAATATTTCAAAATCCTTAGCCTGAACATATTTGTATACACCGCATTTCGATAAATCCGTACTTGAATAGGTTTCTAAGTCCAAATGTAATGATTTCATATTTTCCCTCCTTTACAAAAGAGGACAGCGCAGATCTGCGCCGTCCTCAACCGATAATTTAAAATGTATGTTTAATTGAGGAAATCGTCATCGTCATCTGTTGCAAAGTCATCTTCTGCTCTTGACTTCCCTCCAAGCGGTTCTCCGTCCCTGATTTTCTGGAGGTTATTGAGTCCGCAGGCAATTCCCTTATTTCCGTTGGAATTGAAGGCATAAAGGTTGATAGATGCCCTGCCGTAAACACCACTATATACTTCACTGCGTTCCAGAATGACATTTCTGTCTGCATCTACAATGCCGGGTGCTGCAGCAGAATTTGCATTGATAAAGTAGCTGTTCTTGTATGCCTCATCATCGGGTCTTTCCATATCTCCGTCACGGAGAGGAGTCTTGATGCTTGAAAGCGGCGGAACACTTCTTCCATTTCCCTTCAGCTTTGATTCACCTTCTGTGTATGCCGCCTGAATGGCTGCATTGATCTTATCAACCGTTACTGTATCTGACTTTGGAATGATAAGACTGACACTGTACTTTGGTGTACCGCCGTTGATTGATTTTGCCTCCCAGACATTGCAGAAACTCCATCTTGTCTGCGGTCCTGTGATTACCTTCATCGGATTTTTGAATTTTGCCATATTAGTTTTCCTCCTTGAAATCTTCATCTGCCGTACTGAATGACGGCCTTTTGTCTTTTTCGGATACGAGTGTCGGTTTGCCATGTGGTTTATACACATGATCCCCCAACAATTCTTCAAACTTCTTTTTACCAAGCATAGATGTCATAGCTGTAATACCCAGCAATTTTTTCTCGTAAGGGTCGTAACCTGCATTCTGAACGATTTCAGATACAAGAGCCTCATCGGTAAATTTACGATTGGAGCGGCCCTCTACGACCTTAAATCCATTATAGTGTGTTCCGCTGACAGCTTGCTGAAGGGCAAATTCCTTTACATCTGTTACCCATGATACAAGTTCATCAGCTTTTGATAAGATGAATGCAATTTCAGCGTTTTCCAGCATGGCAGGCATCTCAAAATCAAATTTTGCCAGTTCCATGTTATACTCCATACGCTTTCTGCAAACAGCTTTCACTTTGCAAAACCGACAATGTTCCCCTGCCTTAAATTCTCCTTTGCCATCAAACGCAAGTTTTGCTGTCGGCGACAGGATCGTCTTTGCCCAATTGTAAAGTTCTTCTTTTTTCATGGAAAATGTGCTGATATTATCTCTTCGTGGTTGAAAAATGCTCATAGAGATATCAATAATATCGTAAATGCCATCAAAAAGTATCAATGCACCAAGAGCATAACACATCATCTGCGGATTGTGGTCAGAAGAAACTTCTACTCCCTTACCGTGTTTGTAATCGATAATATGGAGTGTTCCATCTCCTACAATGACACAATCCCCTGTTCCAAATCCTTCCGGAACATATTGTGAAAAATCCAGACGCTGTTCTATCAGTACGATTGGGTCTTTGCAAGTATTCTTTACTTCTTCACAAACCGAAAAACAAAATGATGCATACTCTTCAGCACAATATTCCATTTCTGAATCGTAATAACTCAAATCAGCTGTAGGGTCTTTACACTCCATATCAAGCAGTTTTTTCAGTTTATACTCACAAAGTGTATGTGCATCTGTTCCCTGTAAAGCATAATCGCTTACAGTTTCCTTTTCATCAGCACAAAGCCGTGCAGACGGAGGACAATTCAGCCACCTGTAGCTTGATGAGGCAGATAATAAAGCGTGAGCCATATCAAAGCACCTCAGCCTTCTTAAGCAACTCATCATACTGTTCCGGTTTTACAGCGGATAATCTGTCTGCACCAAGTTCAGTAATGATCGTCTTGACCTCCTCCGTATACCCATCTCTTGATTTTTTAGCAAGAATTGCTCTCACTTCTTCAAAAGTGGGTGTCTTCTGTACGGATTCTCTGAACGGAGCCGGAGTGGAAAACATTTCTGTTAACGTTTCTGAAATTCCAATCAGAATTTCACCGCAGTGTCTGAGTTCTGTAAGCTGTTCTGCCAATTCACTCATTTTTCCCATTTGTCTGAACCTCCTTTATTGCCAGTTCTCTGACCGTATCGCCTGGAACAATAATGATGATTTTCCGACTGTTCCCGAAAATCTTCTGCAAAAAACGTTCACGAACAGTCATATTGCGAATAGATGCTACACCATTTTTGTCGGGCTTTTTTGAAACACTGATTTTTAAACTATGTTCCATTCTTGTCACCTCTTCTTTCTGAGGAAATGTTATCCTCTATAAGGTAGCCACTTAAGAGGTTCATATTGGACAACTTTTCAAATTTTTTTGAAAAAATCCGCAGATATTCACAATGGAGTACCTGCGGACAAAATCAATAATGTATGGAAAATCAGAGCATCTGATTCACTTTTTTCTGCACTTCGTTGTAGTCATAACCTGCATCGGTAAGACGTTTTTTACGTTCCGCACCATTGCCCCACTTTCCCTGAATGACTTCACGAGCAACTTCGTCAATGGATTTCTTTGCAGGATATACCTGCTTGCCGTTGCTGTCAAAAACAGCATATCCATTCTTGCAGGCTTTCTTCGCATTTTCAAGAGAAGAAAAAGCACCAATCTGCGACTTAGCATCAGACCAGGACTTTCTTACTCAATAAAGCTGTTTTGCCGTAGGTGCAGAGGGTGTTGGTGTCGTTGCAGAATTCATATATCCCTGTACTTTTTTCTTGAACTCTGCCCAATGAGGCAGAATGTACGCAGGACACATCTTGTAAGGATTTCTTGCAGTATTGAGATAGTCTACAGAGCCACTCTTTCCGTCACGGACATTTAGCCAATGCGTGTGGGTGTAAAGGTGGTTGATGTCAAGACCATGCTTCTTCAGAAGTGCTGCGGCAAGTCTTGCACAATTGTCCTCAGACTTCTTATCTGTCACATTATATGCAGATGACATAATGCATTCGATTGCAATGGTTCTTCTGTTGCCGTTACCACTTCCGTCAGCAGCGTGCCAGCCACTTAAGGATAAAGGCAGATTCTGCCATGCACATACGTTGTCAACATAATAATGAACTCTGACATCTTTCATATTGCCATTGACGGTTGCTCTTGTGTACTGCTCCGAAGGCATTGTTCCGCTTGCTACCGAAATCCATTCTGTGTTGTGAACAGTAATACCGATAACTTTGCCCTCCATAGAAACGGAGGGCATATCGATTCTGTTGGGGTTATGCTTGGTGAGTAAATACTCGTTGATTTTCACTCCATTCAGAGTAGTTGTTGTATCAGGTCTTAAAATAGCCATTTATTTGTCCTCCTTTTCATCTTCGGTTCTGCCTACTTTCGTTTGCAGAACATCAATTGCTTTTTTGAATGCCGGCGGGAAAGGGATTCCCATAAGAGATGTATTTTCTACGATGGAAAGCAGTTCATTCAGGCAAAAACTGATACAAACTGCATCTCTGATATAGTTTGTGCCGATAAGAATATCAATTCTCACGCCGACCACTACCATAAGCAGAATACAAAACTTCTTTGCAAGTCCAACCCAGCCTGCCGTGCTGTTGAGCGTACCGCTTTCGCTGTGTTTGGATTTGCCCATTGCCGCAGTTACGATTCCTGTCACGAAATCAATGCCCATAAACACGACAAGTGTTGCAAGAGCAGAATCCCAGCCGCCAAGCAGCGTTGCGATAAATCCGCCGATCACGCCTGCGATCAGGCAAATGGTATCTTTCATAAAATCACCCCTTCATAAATTTGATAGATTTGACCATCGGATGTGAATTATCCGATGTGCCTTTGAAAGCAAGGTAGTATTCTCCATCCGATACGTTTTCCAACGACTGCATCACAGAAATGAAAGTATCGGAATAAAGCCATTTAAATGATAATTTCAAAGCATTTTCCGCTTTGATTTCCTCGTAAATATACTGAGCAAGTTCAGAACCCATTTTATCTGTATTCGGAATAAGATAAAATTCAGCGTCCTGCGATGCACCAACCATATAGCTTAAAAGCAGCTTCATTTTTGAAGTAATTGCGACAGGAGTCAAAAACATCACAAACACGCTTCCTGCCCAGCTGAAATCGTTCTGATTGAAATACAGGGCATATTCATTCTCAGAACAGCAGAAATGCAGATAACTTTCTGCAAATCCTGCAAGAGAACGATAACCATCGTTGTAATAGGTGTAAATGCTGTCGCCGTATTTCTGCAAGACATCAGAACCATTTTCAAATACAGAGATATAGCTGATGCCGGATATTTGCCTGATTTGCTCCTGTAATTCTGCAATATCAGCTTTTGTTGCATAGTTTGACATATTGGGAGTGATTCCGTCTTTGCCGTCAGCACCTTTGAGACTTTGAAGCCATTCATTTTCTGTACCTGAAAATCCATGTTCTACGGCAATAATATAGGCGGATTTTCCATCTGTGCCGTTAATTCCATCACGCCCCGGAAGTCCGTCTGCACCACTTTTGCCATCTTTACCAGGTAAACCATCAACGCCATTTCTACCGTCACATCCGTCTTTGCCGTTTACTCCATCCTTGCCATCAACACCTTTCAGACTTTCAAGCCATTCAGTTTCTGTGCCAACAAATCCATGTTCTACAGCAATTTCATAAGATGACTTGCCGTCTTTGCCTTTTTCAATGATCTTCTGCAAAAGCTGCTGATAGAGATCAGGGGTTGGCGGAACGTTGCTGTTTTCGCCCTCAAATCCCGATGGTCTGATGTACAAAGTTTTTACAACAGTTGTTGCCCTTACGGTTTCAGAAGATGCCGCATCATAGCCGAAAAGTGACATTTTTACAGTTCCTGCAAGCAGTTCTGACGGCAGAAAACAGCTTGTTTCCTCAGTCCCAAGAACTCGGTTGTATGTGTTTTCATCCTGTGTGAACTGTACCACTTTATGCAGTGATTTCCAGCTGTTATCAAATGCAAAATGCACCCTTACAAATGCGATCTGATCCGCCGCAATGATCTCATGTTCTAAGGTTTCGATGTTCTGTCCCTTTACAAGAAATTTGATCATGACTTCATCTCCTTCCAGGTTTTCGTGTTTGCAACGTATTCCATATATCCGTCAAGGCACTGGATCTTTGCAATCGGAGATTCAATATCAACTGCATGGCTGTCCCAGTTTGTATTTTTCTTCACAGCGTTCCAGTCTGCAAGAGAACCCTCGTAAGTGATTGTGTTAAGAGATTCACAGTAGTTGAAACAGCCACCCACAATCTCTTTGACGTTTTTTGTAAGAGTAAGATTTTTCAGTTTTGTGCATCGTACAAACATTCTGTCGCTGATAATTTTACCACTGTATCGCACTGTTTCAAGGTTCTGACATTCGGTGAATACCATCGCCCCGACAGTTACCACAGAGGACGGAACGGTTACGGACTTGATTGCCGTTCCTGCAAATGCATTCACGCCAAGTTCCGTAACACGTTCCGGAATCTTCAACTCTGTCAAGCCATTAAGACTCTGATGATAAATATATCCATCAATATGCGGAAGAAATGCAGCCTTTTTGATTGCTGTAAGCGTTGTCGGAAGTGATACTGTTTTTAAGTTATCACAATACTGAAAAAGCCGTTCACCAATGCCTGTCACACCCTCTGAGACAATAACCGACTTGATATTTGCATTGTTTTGCAATGGTGACGGATTGCTGTCAGTAGAATAATCAAATGTTGCCCCAGTGCCTTTGAGGAGCAGTCTGCCGTCTGAATAAAGCACAAAATCCACGTTCTGACCGCATTTCCCGATGGAAACCACATCGCCTGTCATTTCATCAATTTTCAG